AGATAGGTGCAAATTCTGCTCTTGTTAAATTTACATATCTACAAGTAAATTTCCAACGCTGATTATCTATTTGTCGTGCAAATCTTCTGCCACTATCAGATAAACTAATTAGCGTATTCACTTCATCTTGAAAAGATAAAGCATTAAATTCTGGAGATGTAGGTAATGCACCACTCATTAAATTATATCACTCTTTCCTTGTTGATTGACCGCACTATTAATCATTCCAACAATCGTACCTCTTTCGTTAGCTAATAATTGTTGAAACCCAGTTGTATCAACTGCGTTAATATTAAATGTTATATTTACACTTTTGCCACCAAGACTAGGACTAATAAACCCACCTTGATTTGGAATAAACATTTCTGGTCCACCTTCTCCAACCATATAAGGTTTATTTTCTGATACTGGTCCACCTTGACGTCTTGCAGTAAATTTCTGAGCTCGTATTTGAGATACCTGAGCCATACCAAAAGCTAATGCAGAACCAGCGGCAGCATAACTCCAAGGAGGTGGATAAGTTGAAAACGCTTTCATAACTGCCGAATAAGTATTAACGATTGCTTCTGCAACTTTATGTGCTTGTAAAAGTTTAAACATCTTTTTACTATTCCCAGATAATATTGTTAATGTTCCCTCTAAATTACTTCTAACATCTTGCATAGCTCTTACTCTTAATGATTGTTTTGCCTTTTCTGTTTCTTCAACTGATCGTAGTCTAGCCAAATCAAATCTTCGTTCCTCGTGAACTTGTTCCTCTAATCTTTTATGGAATGTATCAACAGCTGTAACTTTTCTTTTATTAACATTTTCTGTATTTTCTGCATCTTCTTGTGCCCACAACATACTATCTTCCCATGGATTAGTAGTTTGTTGCAAACTCATAAATGTTAATTCTAATTGTTCTATCTTCTCTTTGCTAATATCTAAAAATTTATGAAACTCTTTATAGTTTTTATCTCCAAAAAATTCGGCAGCGTTAGCGGCAGCAATACCTAAATTACCTAAAGCGATAGCGGTATTAATTGTTGCCTCGGTTATATGAATCATTATTTTAGAAAATTTAAATAAACTGTCTAATAATTCTTCTGCTAAATAATTTCCAAATCCAGTTACACTTCCGTGAGTTCTTTCTATCCAATATAAAAATTTATTTCTTATTGCGTCAGACGCTTGTAATATTGATGGTGCAAGTGCCGCAGAAAATTGATGAGTTAAACCAACTAAAGCTAGTTTAGTTCTTGACATTGAATCGTTTGCCGCTTCAACCATACCAATTAGCTTACTATCCATTACTAATCCTAGACGTTCAGCTTCAATTCTCATCTCTGCCATTCCCATTGTACCATTTTCAATAGCAGTTAAGAGTTCAATATTTCTTCCACCAAATAGTTTATAAGCGATAGCAGTTTTATCCCCCTGATTTTCCAAACGCATTAAAGCATCTGCTGTTAATTGAAACTGTGCAAATAAATCGCCATTAGTTGCTCTTAAATCATCTTGTGTAATCTCTAATTGTTCAAATGCTTCTTTAGCAATACCAGTTCCTTTAACAAGCCAGTCATTAATACCAACTGCCAATGTTCTACTACCTTTGGCAAATGCTTCTAATGACGTTCCGCCTAATTCTGCCGCTAATCTAAATGCGCCTAAATCTTCTGTTGAAATAAATAATTGACGTGATAACTTTCCAATTTTATCTATACTATTTAATGAATTTCTAATCATTAAACCAAGACCAGCTACACCAGCAACAGCCGCTAGTCCTGTCTTCATATTAAAGATAGCTTTACTGACGCCTTTTAGTCCACGTTTTAATGTACCAAACGCTCGTTTAGTTTTATCCTTTGCGTTAATATCAAATTGTAATTTATTTCTTGCCATTATCTTTTTAATTTAGCGTCTTTGTTTAGTTTATTATAAAATGCACACCACAAATTAAATTCATCTACTGTCATATCCATAATATCGGATAGTTTCAAGTTGAGGTTCTTAGCAAGATGGAGAATATTTAGAAGTTCGTTATCAGACCTGATTTTTTTTTTCCCAGTCTTCCACTGGGATAACATCGAGTATTTGATTGGCTACTCGCATAACCACATCGGGATCGGCAGAATGTAATAAGGAATGTTTATCGTCTAACTTATATATTTTATTGCCTTTATCATCTTCGGCTTTTAAAATAAGTACATTTGCGAATAAGGTAACATCGTCAGGTCTTGTATCACGAGTTAATCTTCGCTTTTCTGCTAAGGTCAAAGGTTTAGCATATATAACAGATGGTTTACCGTCTTTGGTTTCCCACTCTGGTATTTCAATTCGTTTTATATCTTTTGATTTAAAGTGTTCTCTAGCAGACTCAAGTATATCACTCATGCTGAGTTAATACTTAAGTTAAACTAAATAGTCAAATTAATTAAACAGTTCCCCTAGTTATAGCACCAGTTAAAGTAGCTGAAAATGTTGCCTCGATTATACCATCTGTAGGAACTGAAACGGAATTAGCAGTAATCAGATATGTGCCTGAATAATAATAATCTCCACTTGTTGCACCCTCAGGATATAAATTAAGTGCGACAGAACTACCTTCCGCTATTGCTATCTGTCCGTTAGTATCTGTTTCGTCCCAGAAACACTCGACAGACGCAGTTGCGCCTTTTTTGCCAACTTGGAAAGATTTTGAAGTATCAGTTAATGCAGTATCTTCAAGTAACTCTGCTGTTGTATCCAAAGTGAAACTTCTCACTTCAGCAACAGTATTAGTACCTACTTTTACTACGCCCGCTACTCCTGTATGTGTTGCCATTATTTATTTTCCTTTTTAAAAAATTTAGCTTTATTGCTAAACATAGGTTTTTTAACAGTATCGGTAACTTTTGTGTACCCCATTTTCAAATAATATTCTTCCATATCCTTTGAAACGGAAATAGTTGAATCTCCTTTGGGTGATTTTAAATTAATAATATTACTTGCCATAATTATACTCCAGTCTGTACTGCATTTTCGACAGTACTGTACGAGATTAAATAGGTCAACCTCATTAATCCTGTCTTTTGACTAGCAGTATCGAATTCTATTTCTGTTGAAACTAATTTTGTATCTTTTGCATTACCAGCACGACTAATATCAGTAACCATCGCTTCTTCAACTTCTTCGGCAATCGTATCAAGCGTGTCATCTATATTATCTGTACCTCTGCAGTGTGCTTCTATAATTAAATTTAATGACCTATGTTGAGTTCGTGTATTACTTCCCATTGTGTAATCTTCTATTGTTTCATCTAACGTATAAACTAACAAAGCTGGTAGGTTAGCAGTTTGCAAAGGAAAATATCTTGTTTCATAAACATTTGAACCAGTAGTTGATAAGCTAGTAATTGTAGTAACAACGTGTTCTCTGATTGCTTTTCTAACGTGAGCCATATTATCCTGATAATGTAAATCTTGTCATTCCTGTTCCGTCAGGAAATATCTCTTTTATATAATAAGTAACAGTGTCAATAACAAAGGTATCGTTAAAGGTCGCATCAGAAACATCACTTGATCTACAAGTAAAAACTGGCACCTCTTCTATTAGTCCAGCTTCGCCTACTGTCTGTTCCACTGCTTCTTTATCAAAAATACCTTTAACTGTTGAACTTGTACCAGCACTCACATCTGCAAAAGTTGCTGATTTAGCAAACTCATCTGTATCTAAAAAGACTGCTCGTTCTGTATCTGTTTCTATTGCCATATTACTTGTTTTTTTTTAAACATTTTGTTAATACTTTTACTAGGAATGGATTGGCCTTAAATAACTTTTCATAACCATTACCAACTGCAACTGCGATTGGCTCCTCACCTTTAGTATTAACATCAATATCTTCCATATTCATAATTATATGAAATAACTCGTGCATTAAAGTATTAAATAACTTTAAATCTTTCAACCTCTTATCTAATTGAAGTATATGTAAATTAGGATCGTATAAACCGTGTAAATCTTTGAGAATTAAATAGTTAACCTGAATCTTTCTTTTACCATACTTGATAAAAGATAGTTTCATCAGAATACTGCAAAGAATATGATTACAACCACAATAGCAATTCCAATAGATACTTTAGGATTTGCTTTGGCTATTTTAAACCAGTTTTTAAACTGAGTCATCATAGGAGCCTCCTATTTTTTTTTTCTTGAAAATATTTTTTTCTTAACAACAGTTTCTTTATGTTCAGGTTTTTTAATTGCTTCGGCAACTGCGATAGCGTGTCCACCACCAATCAAGACATGACTGTCTTGTTCAGACGCTTCAACTATCTTACCAGCTTCTGCAAATTCGCCTTTAACAAAAGTCTGCTTCAATATTTTTAGCTTCATAATTATTCCTTTTATATAAAAGAAAAGGCGAGGTCAACGCCTCGCCTAATCTTGTAAACGTACTAATAATCAATATTAGCTTGTTAAGTCTTTAATTGCCGCAAAACTTTCTGCGTGTCTAACAGCAACATCTACATCATATAACCCAATTATTCTAGTGCCACCTTTTGCAGCATTAGTATAAGGATCAACAGATATATCCAAACTACCCCATTCTCCAATGATTAAATCATTAAAGTTTCCAAAAGTAAGAGCGGAAGCTGTTCCACTTGCTGTACCTTTAGTTAGGTTGTCTGGAGAATTTGTTGTTGAAAAGACATTAAAGCCCATAAGTTTGCTTTGATCGTTCATAATCATCACAGAATCAGAGGTAGCAACTTTCGCCGCCGCCATGAAACGTGAAATTTGGAGTGGAGAAGTAACCCAAGCCAATGCACCTATATTCGCATTGTCAGTAGCAACTTCTTTCCAAGTTTCAACAACTTTAGCCCATGTACCAGCACCACCATTCGTACCGATAGCAACTGCTCCAATTCCACTTGTACTTAAAATACCAGTAGGAGTATTGGACGTGCCATCACCTTGAATAGCTTTTTTATCAACTTCGCTAGATAATGTTTTTATAATATCATTTCTAACAATAGTTTCTATTGCTGGAGTAGATTGGTGCATTAAGTGTCGTGATATGTCAGTAAATGTTCCTAAAGTTTTAGGAGCCATAGTAACTTGTCTATACGTTGTAT